AAGGCCAGAGTTGCCGTTCTGGAGAGCCAACTTGAAGCCCTCAAGAGCCAAAGATAACGGATAAACGAATCGGAATGGTCCGGTAAAAGGAGTGAAGCCATGGGTGTAGCAGATCTGAACCGCAGTCTCTCCAGCATCGATGATTGGCCCGGATACGCAAGCCCTCCGCTTCTAAAGCCCACGTAGACCACCTGAATCGCATCACATTCCAAGCAAGAGGCCGCCCGCTAACCCTGGCGGCTTTTTCGTTAGATAGAGCTTGACCATAGCGTTAGATATGTTAGAGTCTAAGCATCGAAACGGAGATGATTGAGATGCAGGGTAGAATTGAACGTCTAGAGGATGCATTCAGTTCGTTTGGGTACGTTCTCATCGCTGAGCCTGTATTGGGCGGAGAAGATGTGTTTTGCGACAGCCTAGATGCGGCTCTCTCTAAAATCGAAAAGAAGCTGGCAAGCAATCAAAAACGATATGGCTACAGAGGAAAAAGCAGGGCGGCACTGTCTGCCCTGCACCATGATATTCCTAACCCGTGCTTTGGTGTTGTCGTGGAGTCTGTGAAATGAGTAATAGATACAAACGAATATTTTCCAGTAGAAAAGACTACGAGCAGACAATGTATCTGCTCAAATTTCTAGTGCTTCCAATGGTGGTTATGATTGGGTTTCTTCTTTACGTTTCCTCAGCGGGATTTATATAATGGCGGTCAAATGCACAAATTGTGGCGGCTCGCATCCTAAGTGGGATTGCACCAAGCCCCTAAAAGAATCGACGGCAGCACTGAAAGAAGTGCACCACAGCGATCATGGCGGCGCGCCGGATCGCACTATTGGTCAGCAGAAGGGTGGAGGCCTTAAGCCATCGAAGACCTCTGTATCGAGAAATCAAGCCTCGCCCGTCGATACTAACATCATCGTCGCAGTAGACCCATCAACGGGGAAGGATTTCGGAGCTAAGGTGATTGGCAGAGTTTTGGAAGACGGGCGCATCGAGATCTTGAGCGTCACCCATTCCAAAGCAAAATTCAGCAAGTCAGATTATCAGAAGCGATACATGGCCGATCAGCGCACCATCAAGCGCCTAGGTCTGTCTGTTACTGTGGCCCAGTATCGCAAATCAAAGGAGACGTGAGATGATTTTAGGTTACATTGCAATAGCCATATGGGTGGCAGTTTGTGTATTATTCTACATCGAGAGGGACTTATTCAAGCAGCCCTGGTGAGACGACGATAGGACAACACCATGACACCCCGCCAAGAACGGATACTCCTATATCTGATGATTGCGGGAATGATAGCGCTATGGATGCACTGGGTGATAAACGGGTTTCCGAACTTGGGAGAATGAGATGGTAGAAGTTTTGAATTGGTTCGCGGATCATCCGGGCGCATGTTTTTTTATTCTTGTGCTTGCTCTAATAATTAAGGGGTGAGAAATGACACATGAAGCAGGAATAAAAGCGGCTTTCAACATCTTTGATAATGCTGGGTCGCAGCAAGATGACGCGGATATAGAGCTAGCAATCCAAGCCTACCTCTCCGCATCCGGCATGGTTCTTGTGCAACGAGAGGAAATCCCGCTGCACGACCGGCCTACGCCCAAAGATTACGCTGATAGGGTTCAAGCCAGCGAACTCGATTGCAAGGAAGCGCGAAGGCGTCACGGCATCAATGGAACTGGCCCGTGCCAAAGATGTGGTTTCGGCACATGTCAGGTGTACGTGTGACAGACTGGCAATCGATCAGCGACGACGAGTTTATTGAGCAGGCAAACATCCGCGCAGTTCAAGGTCACTGGTCTCCAGACCGTTTCATGACACAAGCTCAATGCGATGACAGAGCCAAGCTAGGCATACTCAGGAGCGCCATAGTAGAGGCATGGAAGCGCAACCCAGGCAATGGGGAACTAAGCGCACTGCATTCCAAGTGTGATGAGCTAGATGGGATCTACGGCAATCCGCTACCGGAGAGGGCGTATGCAGTGAATACGTATCTCCCAGGCCGAGAGGATAATTATCAGACGCACCAACAAGAGGCACACGATGTACATCAACGTTCCTAATTACGAAGCCGAGCAGGAGATCATTAACCGGATCAACGCCAAGACGCGCCACTGCCGCATTGGTAAGGTGCGACACAAGACGGGCGTGGCGTGGGTGGACAAGCGTTGGAATCCTCTACGCCAGCCTATTCAACCAGTCATCCCCGGCCCATTCGTCAACCATCCTCAGCCTTGGTGGATGCAGGGTCCTTGGTGCAATCAAGCGACAGGCGGGGATACGTCCGAGAGAGTCGTACTGATGACATAACGCGGCCACCAATTGTTCCTTCGCATGCTGTTCTGATGTAAGTCTAGCCTTGATTAATTGGGTTGTGAGTGGTAGATAATACAGGAGAGTGGGTAGTACCATCCACTAAGTGTTGCATGATAAAGAAGGGCCTCGTATCCGACTCGTTACCGGCTGCGGGGCCTTTTCTCATTCATTGACCTTCACCATAATCCACGCTAAATATGTAGCGACCATTACTGAACAGATTATGAAACTTCAAAAGCTTAGGACTTCAACTGATGACCTTTGAGAAAGGTGTAAGTGGAAACCCAGGAGGAAGGCGAAAAGAGCGCCCATTCCGTGACGCGCTTAACATGGAAATGATCTCAGCAGCCAAGGGTGAGGAATGCCTAGCTCCTCCGGGGTCTCTGCGTTGGAATGCCAGACAGCTTCTATTGCAGGGTGATGTCCAAAGCATCCGTGAACTAGCAGATAGGTTAGACGGCAAAGTGCCACAGGGCGTTATTGGCGGCGATGAAGATGATAACCCAATCAATCTCGTTACTCATGTCGTGCTGACGGCTAAGAAGGACTAGCGGCGGGCTTTATTTCCGCACCGTAATACGGTATGTTATTTCATAACCATCGCGGAGATCAGTGGTGCCAAATCAAGTTAGATATTCAGGTATTAATGGCTTAAACGAAACATGGCTAGATATGGGGGACGGCACATATGCCCGCCTCATGGCTACGCCTACGTCTACTCCGATGGCTGTTAGTGGCCTAACCCCTGTAGTAGTTAATACCGCTGCTATTGGAGACACTACTATCTCGACAGCAACAGCAGGCCAGACAACCCGCGTCCATCGGATGCGTCTTAACGTTGCTGGCGCTACCACGCTAACCATAAAGTCTGGTGCTACTACTCTTGAGGTTTTGAAGTTCGCCGCTGCCGGGTTCCTTGTCTATGACTTCGCTACGCGCCCTTGGTATGTCACTGCTGCCAATTCGGCCTTAGTCATTAGCAATAGCGCTGCCGTCCAGGTTGATGGCGTGGTTGAAATCATTAAGGGGTAAGCTCAATGTCTGGTGTATCCACAACCCCCGACGTTCCTCAACCCGCTACACAGATGCCTCCAGGTGTTAATGATACTGGTTCCGTTGGTAGCGTTCAGAGGTTCGCTCTCGAAAACCATACCCATGCATCCAAAGCCCGGAAGGTTCGCGTTCAGTGCGCCGCTGACGGTTCTCTAACGTGGGTGTACTCTACTCCATTTGCTTCTGGCGTTGTTCCTATCGTGGTAGCGGTCGCTGAAGCTGCTGGCGGCGTGACAGATGTTATCAACGTTCAGGTAGTCGGAACCCCGACGAACACGCAGTGCCAGCTTTTGGTTAACCGCACCAATAAATCAGTGGCTGCGCTTCTTGGCCTCACGGTTCTTTCCGTGCCTGCTCAGCCGGGAGTTACGTGGGTACATGCGGTCGCTCTTGAGCCATGAGCACAGTTGAACTACAGCTTCCTCCCAAGCTAGTCGAGGTGTTTGATGGCCCTGCTGACGTCCGGGGCAGTTGGGGTGGGAGAGGTTCTGCGAAGACGAGAACGTTTGCCAAGATGACCGCAGTCCGTGGCTACATCTGGTCTAAGGCGGGCCGTGAGGGGATTATCCTTTGCGGTCGCCAGTTCATGAACTCCCTAGACGATTCATCGCTTGAGGAAGTCAAAGCAGCCATCCAGTCTGAACCGTGGCTGCTGGAGCACTACGAGATCGGTGAGAAATACATCCGCACCAAAGATGGCCGCATTAACTATAAGTTCACCGGCCTGGATCGCAATATCAACAGCGTCAAGTCGAAGGCCCGCATTCTCCTATGTTGGGTGGATGAGGCGGAGCCTGTTAGCGAGATGGCATGGCAGACGCTTATCCCTACGCTCCGTGAGGAGGACTCTGAGTTGTGGGTGACATGGAATCCAGCCAGCAAGCGAAGCGCCACACACAAGCGCTTCCGTGACAATAAAAATCCATTGATGAAGGTTGTAGAGCTGAACTGGCGCGATAACCCGTGGTTCCCGTCGATCCTGGAGCGCAAGAGGCAGGCTGACAAGATTGAGCGTCCTGATACCTATGAGCATATCTGGGAAGGCGACTTCGTTACCGTTGTAGAGGGCGCTTACTACGCTTCCTCCATTGCTGATGCTCGCCGAGAGGGCCGGATTGGCAATGTCTCCGCAGATCCTCTGATGACCTATCGCGCTGTGTGGGACATCGGGGGCACTGGAGCCAAAGCAGACGCTACCTCCATCTGGATTTGCCAGTTCATTGGCCGTGAGATGCGGTTCCTGGACTACTACGAGGCCGTTGGACAGCCTCTTGCCACTCATGTACAATGGCTGCGTGATAACGGATACGGAAAAGCGCTGTGTATTCTTCCACATGACGGCGTGAATGCTGAGAAAGTCCATTCTGTGACGTATGAGGGCGCATTGAGAGACGCAGGCTTTGATGTGACGGTAGTTCCCAACCAGGGGACGGGAGCCGCCAAGATGCGTATTGAGGCCGCTCGCCGCCTATTTCCTCGCATGTGGTTTGATGAAAAGAAATGCGCCGGCGGCATTGATGCGCTGGCATGGTATCATGAGAAGCGTGACGAAGAGCGCGGCATTGGTCTGGGCCCTGCTCACGACTGGGCTTCGCATGGGTCGGATTCGTTCGGCCTCGCAGCTGTTGTATATGAAGAACCTTATGTCCGCCCCACTCGTGCCCGCTACAGCGGGACCTCCGGTGGTAGTTCGTCGTCATGGATGGGTAGTTGAAAATGGCTAATTCGTTTCAGGATATGCTTGCGCAGGTTCTAGCCTCTCGGACCCAGCAGCAGTTTGGGCTTTCGCCGTTTGACCCTAAAAAGAACGTGCCGCAAGATTTTGGCCTTGGCGGGATGTCTACGGAATACGTAAGCACGGATCAGGACGATAAGGGAAACCTGCTCAACTATCCTACGATCTGGTTTTCTCCTGATGGCACAGGCAATATGCTATCCCCCGAAGATGGCCTCCAGCAGGCAGCTGCATACGAATATGCGACGGGCAAGAAGTTCCCTCGTTTCAATAGCATCGGCAACGCTGATACATTTGCGCAGCATAGGTCTGCGATGGAAGGCGGGATGCTTGGGCCTCTCGCTACTCTCTTTGGTTCTAGGAATTGGTGATGGCTGAAGACAAAGTTGTAAAGATCGAAGCCTTTGGCTATGGGTGGTTGAAATGAGCAGAACCGTAAACGCAGGCGGCGGTGATATGCCTCCAAAGACGGATATTTACGATTGGACCACGCCATCGGGGCAAATGCCTATGGTTTTGTCCGGTCCGGCTCAGTGGAAGTGGTTTCAAGACGAGGGCGTAGATATGAGATTTTGCGTTGTCGCTAGAAAAATCCCGGTGGCAAAATAATGGCTGAAGATAACGTAGTGAAGATTGAAGCCTTTGGCGATCACGCTGACCTGACGATGAAACTCAGGGGATGGTACAAGCAAGATATCACTAAAGTTCTCGAATGGCGCAAGCAGGCCCGTGAGGACTACCAGTTCTATTCCGGCGATCAATGGTCTGAGGAAGATCAGAACGCACTCCGTGAGAAGAACCGGCCCGCGCTGGTGTTTAACCGTGTTGCGCCTCTCGTCAATGCTGTGGTCGGCTCCGAGATTAATAACCGCCGTGAAGTACAGTACATTCCCCGCGAGCAAGGCGACTCTCAGGCTAACGAAGTGCTGACGGCTGCTGGCGAGTGGTTCCGTGATCAGACATCCGCAGAGGATGAAGAGTCCGACGCATTCGAAGACGCTGTTATCTGCGGCATGGGCTGGACGGACACTCGCCTTGATTTCGAGACAGATCCTGACGGTGTTCCAAAAGTCACGCGCCTAGACCCGCTCAAGATGCTGTGGGATTCGAACGCCGTTAAGCCGAACCTAGAGGACGCAAACCGTCTCTGGTATATTGACGATAAGCCGCTCTCAGAAGCAATGGAGCTTTTCCCCGATGTAGACCCGTCTATGCTCAACGCAGGATGGGTTAAGTCTATGGGTGACGAGAGTCCAGAGCCACACGACCAGGATCGCGCCGACCTATACGAAGGTGGACAGAATCCCGGTGGAGACTGGACCAAAAAGACCTGCACGATTGTTGAGTGCCGTTGGTTCGAGAAGGTGCCGTATTACCGTGGCCCTGATATCGACAACCCACAGCAGATGCGTGAGTATGACGAAAAGCAGATCATGCTTCTTCGCAAGCAGTTCGGTGACTTCCCGGCTGTGCGTCAGTACAAGAAGGTTGTGAAGAGGGCATTTATTGGGCGTGAGGTTCTAGCCGAGCCGGATCAGCCGCTTGTCCCTCCTGGCATGTTTGGCTGGGAATGCGTGACGGGTTATCGTGATAAGATCAAGTCGCTGTTCTACGGTATTGTAAGAACAACCAAAGATCCGCAGCGCTGGTCTAACAAGTTTTTCTCTCAGGTCATGTTCCTGCTCAATAGCCAGTCTAAGGGTGGCGTTCTCATGGAGCGCGGGGCTGTTGATGATGATCAGCAGTTCGAGAAGTCATGGGCCAAGTCTGAAGATGTAACCTATGTCAAGAATGGGGCTTTGGGCCAATATCCCAAGCTCCAGCCTAAGCCTGTTGCTCAGTTCCCGTCCGGCTTCTTCACGCTGTTTCAGGAGAGCAAAGAGGCAATCAATCAAGTCACAGGTCTATCGCCTGAGTTCATCGGCACTCGTGAGGTCGATCAGGCTGGCGTCCTTGAGTATCAGCGCCGCCAGTCCTCGCTTAACCTGCTTGCATCCCTGTTCAACAGCCTTCGCCGCTATCGCAAGCGTCAGGGTAAGGTGATGCTCTACCTCATCCAGAATTATCTCAGCGATGGCCGGTTGATCCGTATCGTTGGCAAGGGCAAGGCTGAATATCTGCCTCTGACCAAGCCAGAGAACGCTAACCTTGAGTATGACATCATCGTTGATGACGCACCAACGTCGCCAAATGAGAAACAGCGCACTTGGGAAATTATGCAGCCTATGTTGCCGCTTATCTTCGACCAGATTAAGTCCGGTCTTGTGCCGCCTACAATCATTCTCGATATCCTGAGCTATTCTCCGCTCCCGGCCTCGATGGTGGACGCACTTAGGAAGTCAGCAGAGGAAATGGCGCAGCAAGCCGCACAGCAGCCTAAGCAGCCTTCGCCGGAAGAGATCCAGAGCCAGCAGGAACAGCAGCGCTTTGAGCTTGAGATGGCCGGAAAGCAGATGGATCTTCAGGCTGACCAGAAGAAGGCTGAGATTGATACCAGCATGAAGCTTCTCGACGCCTTCATTAAAAGCCAGCAGGCGCAGAACGATCTAGCTATTGACAACGCTAAAACACAAAACGAAGCTCAGCGTCTGGCCGCGCAAGCGTTTAACAACCAGATCAAGCAGCAGAATGCCAACACGAGAAGGTCGATGACAGAATGACCAATGTTAGTGTTTTCCCAGGCGCAACACCCTTGCCATTCGATGCAGATATCATGCTGGATGATGCCAAGGGTATTCTTGAAAGCGTTGTTATCGTAGGAGAGTATGAGGATGGTTCTGAATACTTTTCCTCATCTGTTGGCAATGGGCCTGAAGTTCTCTGGATGCTTGAACGCGCAAAATTGAAGCTTTTGACCGCTGTAGACGGTGACTAATCGCCCCTCTGGTGCGTTAACCAGTGTTAGCAACGCCAAAAGAAAGGCACCATGACCATGGACAAGAAGAACGACACCTCCGCAGACCTCAATGACTCCTACGCCCGCACCATGGAACTGGTAGAGCAGTATGAGCGTGAAGCTGTCTCGAATGAAACCAAGGCTGACCAGCTTGAGGTTGAGGCAGACCGTCTGCGCGATGTAGCCAAGGAAAAGCGAGAGCTTGCCAAAGGCGAACAGAAACACGCGGACGAGATCAGCAACCCGAAGCGCAAGGCTTCCGACAAGTAATTTCGAGGCCCCATGGGAAACTGTGGGGCTTCTACCATCTTCGCCAATAGGCGATTGCGGCACTGGACCGAATCCAGCTTCGTTGCTCCACGATAGAGAGACACAATGGCACTAGACGTAGCAAACCCAGAACTAAGCCCGGAAGAAGTCGCATACTTTGAAAGTGGCGGCGAAAAAGAAGTCAAGGAACTTGCGGCTGCTCCAGAGCAGGTAGAGGACACGCCTAACCCGGAGACCGTTGTTGAAAATAACGAAGGTCAGGAAAAGCCACGCGATGACAAGGGCAAATTTGTTCCCCATCAGGCGCTACATGCCGAGCGAGAAGAGCACAAGAAAACCAAAGCAGACTTGGCGGAAATTGCTCGCAAGCAGGCCATCCTTGAAGACCGATGGAACACGCTTCTAAAGCTCAAGGAAGAGCCAGCGCAGCAGGAGGAAAGTCCTCCAGATCCAGAGCAAGATATCTTCGCCGCTTTCAAATGGCAGCAGAAGCAGCTTCAAGCGACACAGGACCAGTTGCGTCAGCGTCAGGAGCAGGAACAGCAGTATCAGCAGCGTTCATCTCAAGAGCAGATGATCCAGAGCGAATGGAACCGTTCGATCTCGGAGTTCAGCGCTAAGGTGCCAGACTTCCAAGATGCGGCCAAGTTCCTGGCTGATGCCCGCATGAAGATGTATGAGACGCTTTCGTCTGTAGACGAACAGCTATCCACGCCACAGGGCCGCAATCAGCGTATCAATGATGAAGTGTCTCAGCTTGTCATCGCGGCTAAGCAGAAAGGCCTAGACCCTGCTGCACTGGTCTATAACCTCGCTAAGCAGTCTGGCTTCGCCGGTCCAGCGCCACAGGCGCAGACACCACAGATGCCGGATCGTCTTGCTGGTATCGAGGCAGCGCAAAAGGCTTCTCAGTCGCTGACGGCTTCCGGTGGAAGAAGTGGAGCAGATCCACTAACCGCTGAGTCTATTCTTTCCATGGATACTCAGGAGTTCAATAAGTGGTATGAGAACCCAGAAAACCGGAATAGATACGAGAAAATTCTACGGCAAATGAAGTGATTGATATTGCCGTTGTAACGTAATATAGTATCAAAGGATGGACTCGTTACCCGTCTGTAGTGCGTAAGCGGCGGGAGCAGCGCTTAATCTGCTCCATTCGTCCTCTTGATACGTAATCAAGAACTCATGCCAAGAGTGTAAATGGCTTCGCGTGACAGCTGGCGTCAAGGCTTCGGAAACCTTAACAAACCCATCACAAGGAAGCCCATTATGGCAGTTACCACCTTCGGGTCGGCTGATGCCCTGACTAACAAGCTTTGGTCCCGCAAGCTTTCGGTCGAAGTCAGCAAAGCAACCGCGATTGCACCTCTCATTGGCTCCGGCCCTAATTCGATCATCCAGCTCAAGGATGAGACGCAGAAGGGTAAGGGCGATCAGGTCACGTTCGGCCTTCGCCGTCAGCTCATCGGCGCTGGTGTTACCGAGAATCAGGTTCTGGAAGGCAACGAAGAAGCCCTCACGACCTATTCCGACACCATCATCATCAACGAACTCGCTCATGCTGTCCGCGTCCGCAATACGCAGACTATCGATGCCCAGCGTGTTCTCTTCAATATGCGCGAAGAAGCCAATGACGGTCTTGTCGATTGGTACGCTGACCGCATGTCCATGGCATTCTTCATGCACGTTGGTGGCTACACCGCTCCGACGATGGATTTTGAAGGCCGCACTGTTTCTGTCGTTGGCCGTCCGGTCTACTACGGCAACAACGCCCTGATTGCCCCGACTCGTCAGGTTTGGGCAGGCTCGGCAACTAACGACCAGGGTCTCGGCACGTCTGACACTTTCAACCTCACCCTTATCGATAAGGCTGTTGAGCGCGCAAAGCTTGCTAACCCGAAGATCCGTCCTGTTCGCGTCGATGGTGCTGACAAGTACGTTATGTACCTCCACCCGACTCAGGTCACTTCGCTCCGTACCAACACCTCTACGGGTCAGTGGCTCGATATCACCAAGGCAGTCTACCAGGGCTCTCGTCAGAACAACCCGATCTATTCGGGCGCTCTTGGCGAGTACAACGGTGTTGTCCTTCGTGAAGCAGAGCATGTCGTTCCCGGCGTCAACTCGTCCACAGGTGCCCAGATCAATACGGTTCGCCGTGCTGTTCTTCTCGGTGCCCAGGCCGCTGTTGCCGCATTCGGTAATGATCGTGGTCCAGAGCGTTACAAGCGCGTGGAAGAACTCTTCGATTACCAGCGCGAAATGGGCGTATCTGTCCAGACCGTGTGGGGTATGAAGAAGACCGTGTTCAACAACCTGGATTTCGGCGTTGTCGTCGTATCCACGTATGCAGCCGCAGCTTAAGGAGGGCTTAGGACATGGCTACTAACCAGCAGGGCTCTCTTGCCCGTTACAATACTCCTCAGCAGATCGACTACCTCCGTCGCCGCGTCACTGTGGCTAACGCAGGTACGGCAGTTCTGGTGGGGATTCTGCCTCCGAACGCTATCATCCTCAAGTCTATGTCTGGCGTTACGGTTTCGACCGTGTTCAACGCAGGCACGACCAACACGGTTGATATCGGCGTCACTGGTACGGCTGGCCTCTATGGCTCGGCTCTCTCGCTCACAGCAACGAACTTCGTTCCTGTAGCGCAGGCAGTCAGCTATCTGACCAGTGCAGCAGGTGACACGGAAGTTTATGCGACCGTTAACCTTGCGGGCACAGCAGCCACGACCGGCGTTGCCGACATTGTGGTTGCTTTCATCCCGAATAATGACCTCTAGCTAACCCAAGGGGCGGTGTAACAGCCGCCCTTTCCTCTCATGGAGATACAGATGAGCAATGATCACGGTTACGATATGGACATGGATTATGTTCTGCTCGATTTTGACGACAAAAAGCCTACAGAAAACACTGATCTTTGCCCGAAGTGCGGAAAGCTGATAAAAGCGAAGGGTAAGCATTTCCATATTCGGAGCTGTGATGGCAATCCTTCAAAAGTTGAATGATCTTGGCTTCCAGTCTGAGGTCATGTCAAAAGACAAAGATAATGTAGAAACGGTACGCATTCGGACTTCCCGTGGGTGGACATACCAAAGGTTCAAGTTTGATGAGGAAGTGACCGCGTGGGCGAACTTCCATAAACCAGAGGAGCAATAATGCCCATTTCAGTTATTACGGGCGGCCCTCAGAACGTCGCCTCTCCACAGATCCAGAGCGGTATTCCAAACTTTCAGAGCATGGTTGACGCCATCTCGGATGATATCGATGATACTCAAGGCGAGTACATTGAGCAGGTTCAGAACGCTATTTTCTCAGCAATCCGGTATTGCGAGCGTGATGTCTACTATTTCAACGAAACCCGCGATGTAACATTCCAGACCGTCTCTGGCCGCGAATGGTATGACGCAACAGATAACTCAAACATTGCCAGCCTTGTTCGTATTCAGGACGTTTACCTTGAGAGCGACACAATCGAGCGGCGGTGGATTCGGCGCGTTCGCCCTGACGATCTTGAGATCCTTGCCGACAACAGCGCAGAACGTGGCGAGCCTTACGCGTGGACCTATTTTGGGCAGCGGATTCGCCTCTACCCTATCCCTGGCCCTGCCATCTATATGGTTCGCCTCCAGCTTGGCCCTTATCGGCTAACGTCGATTACTACCACAGAAGACACGAATGCATGGTTTACGGAAGCGTTTGACCTCGTAAAGGCTCGTGCAAAGTACATCCTCGCCAAGGACACGCTTAAAGACGCCGCTGTAGCCGCTGAGGCGCTAAACGACTACTCCGACCAGCAATCCTCGCTCAAAGCTGAGACTAGCCGTAGATCCGCTACAGGCCAAATCCAAGTGACATGCTGGTGAGCCGATGACAACAATCCCAATCGCTCGCTACCGCCCTGATGTCAGCAGCTTTCAGTCTGATTACACTGATCAGATCATGAATGTGTTTTGCGGTTCAGCGTCGTACATCCCCGCCAACTCTCTTTCGACATTTACTGATGCTTTGCCCGATATGCCGCTTCAGGCCTTCACGGCTAAAGGGTCGGATTCATCTATCAACATCTTCGCTGGAACAGCCACGCATCTTTACAAGCTGAACAACACTGATTTGTCTTGGATAGACGTGTCTAACGGTACGTACACCGCGACACAGGAGTTTCCATGGTCATTCGCCTCGTTCGGTAACTTTGTCATCGCGGTTAACCCAACAAGCGACCCTCAAGTTTACGAGATTGGTGTAGACACAGTATTCCGAGATCTTGGCGGCTCACCACCTCGCGCTAGTGTGGTGAGAGTGTGGGGTGATTTCGTCGCACTTATGGGCCTTGCGTCTAACCCTGGCCGTGTCCATTGGTCAGGCCTCAATAATGCTGAGTTCTGGACGCCAGGAACGCAAAACTGTGATTATCAGGACTTTCCTGATGGGGGAAGCGTCCAAAGCTCATCTGAGGCCACTAACCCTATCATCTTCCTACAGTCCGCGATTTATCGCGCAACTTTCGTTCCAGGCTCTGTTGAGATCTTCACATTTCAGAAGATCCACGACAAGCGCGGGGCTAAATCGCCATCATCGGTGACCTCTCGTGGCTCTTATATTTTTTACTGCGACGAGGGTGGATTTTACCAAATCACGCCAGATGGCTCTATCACGCCTATTGGCTTTGAAAAGGTCGATAAAACAATCTTTGGAAAGCTCCAGTCAAATAGCATTTCGCGAATCGTAGGTGTGGTTGATCCGTTCCACTCGCGGGTCTATTGGGCGCTTGACTACACTGGATCAGGAATCTTTGACCAGATCATAACATATGATTGGAACATCCAAGAATGGACGCCAGTAACGGCTAATTTCTTTGTTATTTTCCCATTGCTGACGGTTGGCTACACGCTTGAAAGCCTTAACTCAATCTCAGCCTCCATCGAAGATCTTCCGTTCCCACTGGATTCCAAAGCATGGCAAGGCGGGGCTCCTATTCTTGGGTCCATGAGTGCTGACTATCGTCTAGCTGCTTTCCAAGGCCCAAATCTTGAGGCAACCTTAGTCACGCAAGAGTTTGGTGATCCAGGCGGTGCAGTCGTGAGAACGACACGAGTTTATACGATAGTAGATGCAGAGAATGTATTTGTGTCTATTGGGCAGCGGTTCCGGCGTAGTGATAGCGTGACATGGCTCCCAGAGCAGTACCCGTCTTATAATACGGGGCAGATCAGGAAGCGCAGCCGTTCAAGGTTCCATCGCTTTAAAGTTCGCATCCCGGCTGGCGAGACATGGACGCACATGCAGGGCGTTGACACTGAGTTTGCAAGCGCGGGGACACGATGAAAACAGGTCTGTTCCTTACAGAAAAGTGGTCTATGGAAGAAGTGGCGAAGTACGGCCCGCAGATCACCGAAAGACTTAAGAAGATCCGTGAGCGCTTCCCTGAAGACTCTACCATTGAAGAGATGGCTAACGTTATCTTCAATGGAGAGGTTCAGTTGTGGCTTCTGTTGTTCGAAGATGAATTTAAGGGTATTGTCCTAACAGACATACGAACTGTTGAGTCCACCAAGTACAAGACAGTTCGTATAATTGGCGCGTCGGGTGAGAACGGCTTAGACTTCGCTGATCAGGTCAAGGTTATTGAGGATTGGGCTTGGGATATGGATTGTGATGCAGTATTGCCGGTAGGTCGGGAAGGTTGGAAACGTCCATTGTCCAGCTATGGCTATGAAGTCGAACGAGTTGTTTATCGCAAGATGAACCCGAATAGGAACACGCATCATGGCAAGTAGCCCAAAGACAACCACGACCGAAAACAAACCGCCAAAGTGGGCAACTCCTCTGTTTGAGCAGTCTGCTACTGAGGCGCAGAACATTTATAACTCTGGAAAGGGTGGGGGCGTCTACCAGGGTGACACGACTGCTGGGCTTGGCACCACGACACAATCCGGCATATCAGGGCTTCAGGGTGCTGTCTCCGCGATGCCTAGCACGACTAGTTCGGCATCAAACTTGGCCGAAATGGCGAACGGCTCGTACCTCAAGAATGGTAACCCATACTTTGAGAGCGCTCTTTCCGGTCAGCTCCAGTCTACCGCCGATCAGGTTCAAAGCCAGTTCTCCGGTTCGGGTCGGTATGGATCTGGAGCGAACACAAATGTCCTGACAAACTCGCTTGGTAACATCCGCTCCACAGCACTGTCTAACCAATATAACCGAGATGCTCAAAACATGCTCACGGCGAATGGCCAGATCGACTCCGCGAACAGTAATCTGTATCAGAATCAGTTGGCAGGGAATCAAGCAGTTATCGGTGCTGGCCAGCTTCAAGACGCTGCGAAGCAGGCAGAACTTAACGCTGCTCAATCCAAGTTCCTTGCTGAAGACAATCAGGACTGGACGCGCCTTGGTCTCCTTCAGGCTGCAGCGGCAGGTTCGGCAGGGAATTATGGAACTCAGAGCCAGGTGCAGAGCGGCGGGCCTAGTCCTCTGCTAGGGGCTATTGGCGGCATTGGCTCGCTCGCAACAAAGTAGGTATATGATGGC